CGGAGAGCTATTCGGCAGTACCCATTTTGCCTACTGTACCCTAGTATAAAAGGGAGCACGGCCTAACCAGCCACGCTTTAAAACTTAGTCTGTTAACAACCTTAGTAAAATGAGAGTAAAACGGACCCTCGAACCCCAGTCCCTATTTGGAGATTGGTATCGGTTTTCGACGAGAAGAGGTATCAACCCTAGACCACTTCCTATCTCAAAGTTCATTTCACCACGGGCTCAAAGCGTTGGTAAATTCTACTGGCGTGACGTGGCGAAAAGAGAAGCTATTGAAGCTAGGCTTCAAGCGTTTCTTGAACCACTAGATTTGGACGTTGATGTCAAAAGGTATGAACAAGCCAAAGCGCAAGTTTTTGCTCGTCTCAACGACATTGTTGGACAGCAACAGCCGTTAAGCTTTTCAGATTTGTGGAACGATGTTAATCTTACCGCGAGTTCAGGCTTCCCTGATTTCAAAAAGAAGAGAGATCTTCGTGAGAAGGCATTTCGCCAACACGCAAAGAATCTCAACAGATTGAGTCAGAAGAAACCAGTGAAAGTTTGGCCATGCGCAATGTCTTCGCGTCAAGTTATTCGCCCCCGTACGGATGAGAATAAGCCCAGATTAGTGTGGATGTATCCATTAGATATGCTTACCCTTGAGGCACGTTATTGCTTACCACTACAGAGAGCTCTTGTTGACAGTGAGCTATTTGGTTGGCACTATAAGTGGCTCGATGGAGGTGCATCTTGGTTCAAACTCCGAGACAAATTTCCTGGCGCCGCTCTTTATAACTTTGACTTTAGTAGCTATGACTCTAGAGTTGCGAGTTTCATTATCAGAGATGTGTTCGATTGGATCGAGAGTAGGTTCAACAGTGACCCTATTGCTCATGCTGTCCTCAAGCATGTGCAAGACTACTTTATACATACTCCGATACAAATGTATGATGAGGTTTACCAAAAACACAGAGGTATTCCGAGTGGCAGTTACTTCACTGCACTGGTTGGCTCAATTGCTAACTTGATCCTTCAAGATTATGTTGAAGCTTCTATCGATGGCACAAGACTTTCAGTCTGTGTCCTTGGAGATGATTCCTTATCTAGCTGGAGAACGGATTCTTTTGATTGCTTTGGTTACCCGCATAAATTTGAGAGGCTTGCACGTGAACTAGGTCAGAAAGTTAACAGTGCAAAGACAAGACGCTGGATTCCTGGTCATAATGATGCTTTCGCACCATTTTACCAGATCAAGTTTCTCGGGATGGACTTTTTTGGTGCATTCCCATACTTTAAGCGGGATCTCAATGAGGTTATCGCTAGAGTGTGTTACCCGGAGAAGGAAGACCTTTCCCCTCTCCATACGCTGATCAGGCTTCACGGTTTAGTCTGGTCCTTTGGAAATTGTCCTCTAGTGTACGACTATCTATGTAGAGAACGTGGACACTTACTCGTCCAAAATCCATATTTAGTCTTCCATACGCTTAGTAGTGATGACAAAGATCCAGAGATTTCTAAACGCTTCCGGTACGCGATGCTTCAGGATATTGACATATCCACTTGGCCCTCGTATCAGACATTACTGAACTACTACTTTTACGGATATTATTCGAGAGTGAGCTTTAAAAATTGAGCTCGTTGGCACTGAAATGATAGGTGACCCCAACAAATCAACAGGAAGAGCCCCTGCCTTCTGTGTCAAGGATAGACAATAAAACC